TTATTTGATGGCACGCAAGAAAGAATCAGTTACCTCGCTAGCTACTTCGTCTTTGATGTGTGTGTATTTTTGTGTCATATAAGATGTTGAATGTCCTAATGCAGCTGCCATGTGTTCAACAGGAACACCAGCGATTTGTCCTTGAGTAGCAAAGAAATGTCTCATCGTGTGAGGTGTAACATAGATATTTGTTTTGTCACTTACTTTTCTAAAAGCGTAAGCGATATGAGAATAACCTATCGGATTTCCTTTGTGATTTTTTATTTTCATTCCTGTATCAACAAAAATAAAATCACCTTGACCTAAAATCCTGTTGGTTTCCTTGGCGATTTGTCTTGAAAGTATCATAGCTTTCTGCAAGAGTTCAGTTGTTTCTTCATCAACTAACACATAACGTTCAGAAGTCTTTGTTTTCATTCTGCCACCTTCTGGACGTCTGCTAGTCCGACTTTCGTCAAGGAATATTTTAAAACGTCCGTCAACTAATGATAGCGAGCCGAATTTAACCCCTAAAACCTCGCTTCTACGTAAGCCAAAATAAGTAAGTCTGACCATGGTATAATCATAACTGCTTAAGATTTCACGAGCACATTTATCCCAAATGCGGAAATCCTCTAAAGATAGCCGTTTCTTTTTTGTAGGAATGTCGCTTTTTCCGATGTAAATTCTTAAAATGGGGTTTTTATCTATGTAGTCGTTTATCACAGCGTCGGTCAGCATAGATTCAAAAAGAGCACTGATTTGAATAACGCTAGTTCTTGAATAATTCTTTAACATACTAGATACGTATGCTTCATATTTCGTACGTTTAATATCTTTTAACAATGTCCTGCCAAATTGTTTGTGGAAATGATATTTGTACCAACTCATCTTTGTAGCTATCGTATCTGGCGCCCAACGACCTGTTTTGATACGATTCTCGCTGTATATCTGCCAGTAATCGTCTACGGTCATATTTTTGCGTGGGTCATAGTCCCCATTTGCGATTTTGTTTTCGATTTCAGCAAGTGCTTGTCTGGCTTCTGCAAGAGTTTTCAAACCACTAGCACTTGCTTCTGTTTGCTTACCATTTAGTGTGAATTTTCGGCGAACGTAGTAGCGTTTACCTTTTTTAGTTTCGTATGTAAAAATGCTTGGATATTTTGTTTTGTTGCGTTTCATGTTTTTCTCCTTTGTTAAAAAATAGCTTCTGGACAAGGCTTTTTAACTAGAGAAATTCTTGACATCACCTCCTTTAAATGATAAAATAGGGGCACAAGAAAATGCCCATCCTTGAAAATCGTATTAATGGTGTTTAAAAAGCAGATATTGAACTTGTTAATGGCTTTTTCTTTATACCAATTATTTTTACCCTTACACTCAAAATTTGGTCGTGGAGAGTGTGAGGGATTTTTTAATTTTAAAATAAACCTAAAATCTTTCCTAAAATAAACAAAAACGGTAAACCGAAAATGAAACAGCCTAACGAACCAATCGCATTTCCAGTTTCCTTAATTCCGTTACCAGCTGTAGCCATTCCTTCCCCGGTTTTAGTTAGCGCATTACCAACTTTTGTAAAAGTTGAATTTTCAACTTGTGATTCGTAATTATAAAATAGTTGCTTAATTTCATCGCTGCTATATTTCGTTTGACATTTAGGACATTGAACAGTGTGGAATGTCAAGATAATTGTTTCTTTGCAGTTTGGACATTGATATTTTAATTTCGTATTTTCTAAATCCATATTTTCTTCTCCATGTTTTAAAAACTAAAAATATAATCTATAAATTGACTTATTTTCATCATTATAAAAATAAAAATAACAATAAAGATAAGCCCACAGCCGATAGCGCTTTCGTCAAAAATGCTAAAAGTTGTTTTATTATACACTTTATTGTAAGCAGCTTTTTTTGGGTTGTTAACCCACCCTATACCTTTCTTGCCATAAACGGGGTTAATAGCAGAACGGGCTTGGCGCTTAACCTTGCCAGTCGTTCTTGCTTTAACACTCCGTTTCAAACTTGGTTTACGAGGGCCCACTTTCATAATTAATCCTCTCTGTAAATATCCACGACTTCACCAATAGTTCTGAAATCTCTTTCTTCAGAAAGCTGAATATCATCATAATCTTTATTAAGTGATTCCAAACGATCGCTTTTTAGTTTTTTGACGTAGTTTTCGCCGTCAACTTTAAAAATACCGATTTTATTTAAATCAACTTGATTTTTCAGTTTGATAAAAAGAAAGTCGCCATTCTTAATTTTAGGTTCCATTGAATGACCGACTACAATAGCGATAGTGTCGTACTCGCTTTCGTCTGGTATTTCATCTTCATAGAAATCTACCATAGTGTCGTAGTCGTCCTCTTGCCAGTAGCCTGTGCCAGCCGAAACTTTACCGGGAGCAGGCAAGCTCACTCGTTTTCTAGTTTCGTATTCAGCACGCTTTTTTTGAATATCAATGACTTTGCCTTTTTCCTCGTCCAAAAGTTTCTCGGAAACCTGTACAAGCTTATTCTTTCGATTGTCATTTAACTTATTATAGTTAGATAGTAAAATCGCTTGACGAGGGTCAAAGTTGATTTTAGATGAAATATTATTAGAACGTTCTGTTTTATCTTCAATTAAATCAGATTTATTTACATTAAAATAATTCGCCAAAAGTTCTATTTTACCAATCCTTGGATAAGTAATACCTTTTAGCCAATCTCTAACAGTAGTATATTTTAAATCTAAATCAGCGCATAAAGTGTTTCTATCAACACCCTTTTTATTCATATAGTAAGCGAGGTTTTTTGAAAAAATCTCTTTATTTTTTGTGTTTTCTTGGGTCATTCGCTCACCTCCTTGTTTAGTATTTTACGTTAAAAACGCAAAAAAGTAAATAAAAAAATAAAAAAATTACGAAAAAAACGCAAAAAGTTATTGACATTGCGGTAAAACCGCAGTATAATATACTCGTAAGGTTGAGATAGAACTTAAACCTACAACAAAAAGAAGTGCTAAACGTAAGTTTAGATGAATTTAAAAAAATGAAAAGAGGTGAGAGTATGCAAAAAATGACGTTGAAAATGCTACGTGTAGCGAATGGTATGAACCAAAAAGAAGCAGCTGAATTAGTCGGGGTGTCAGTTGATACATGGGGACACTGGGAACGTTGTCAAACCGAACCAACGATTAGTATGGCTTACAATATTGCTTCAAAATTTAATACGAATTTGGACGACATTATTTTTTTACCTAAAGTTGCGGTTTAACCGCAATAAACGTTTGTCGAACTTTAGCCCTTTAGGACAAGAACTAAAAAGAATAACGTTACTTCCAGCTAGGTTGCTACAGCTCTAGCAAGTTAAAACGCAGGCATTAATCACACAAGTAATAATTTTCAATAAAATCTCCTATTTATTTTTTAACGATTCCTTTAAAAACCAAATCAAAAAAATGCTTGCTAGGGCTATACCAGCCTAGCTGGGAAACACAAAAAAAGTCACTGAATAATCAGCGACTTACCAAAAAAACTTACTTACATTATACCAGAAAAGGAGCGCTTATGGATAGTGTAATGCAACAATTTTCTGATTGGCTCAAGGGCACAATCAAGGAAACATTAAACAAGCTTTTGGAAATTGAACGGGATGACGGATATAACGAGCTGATGAATGCCACAGAAACATGCAAGTTTCTGGGTGTTGATTACAGCACATTTCAAAAATATCGTTATTCAGACGATTTTCCAAAAGAGCTGCCAGCCAAACGCTGGTCTAAACGAGCTATTAAGAAATGGCTTGAAAATCAAATTTAAAAGCTTCTGGACAAGGCTTAGAAAGAGGAAGAATATGACAGAGAAACTCAGCTATCATGACAATGTTTGGCTAGATTGGCTAGCAGAAGTTTTATCGCACAAGCCAAAAAACACCTTGCTAGATAGTCCTAGAGGTGAAGAAGTCATTCGCTTATGTTTCGACCATGAACGGCATGATTTTAACTGGCACAGGTCAGATCCAGAATGTTTCTGGATAGATGTGCAATTGTTTATTTACTATGGCTTTAGCGACGAGCAAATCCTCTTTCTGCTAAAGCAGCAGCCAGGTCTTGACAATTATTCGAAACACGCTGATGAGCGTAAGGCTTATGCTGAAATGATGAGAGGATGGCACAAGCTATGTGCTATTGCCGAGGAAGTCAGCCTCGGCGAATATAAAATGAAACACAAAGTAAAATAATCAAAGAGAAAGGATTTAATATGACAGAAATTATCGAAATCGGAAAAATCTTCGCAACAACAGACTACAATTATTTTAAAAAACTAATCGGAAATAGAAATGTCGAAAAATATGCGAAGTTAAAAGAAAATATTGAACGAGATGGGCAGTTGGTGCCTGTTGTTGTCAACGAAAAACAAGAAGTTCTTGATGGGCAGCATAGAATTGCAATTTTAAAAGAGCTTCAAAGACCTGTTGAATTCGTTGTGAAAAAAGGTGGAAATTTTTCAAGTGTAATTTCAATGAACACGGCGCAAAAAAAACTGGGCTATGAAAGAGTACGTCAAGGCTTTTGCTGAACAAGGAAATGAAAATTATTTGCAAATATTAAAAGTTTCGAACGAGTTTCCTAACTTAAACTTGACTGTCATCATTTGTGGCTTAGCAGGAATCAGAACAGGAACTTTTGGCAAATCGAGAAAAAAATTTACCGAAGGCTATTGGCGCGTAACAAATAGTATGCAGTTCTACGCTTTTGCTAGTTTTTATAAAAAAGTGATTGACGAAACTCTTTTAGAGGATTGTTCGAGATTGCAATCTTCGCTTTGGAGCTTGTTTACTACGAAAGGCTTCGATCAAAATAGATTCATAGAAAAAATCAATGCAAGCGGAAGAGCGCACGAAATAAATCTGTACAAACGTGCAGCTGAAGTTCTAAAAGAGCTTGTACTGCTATACAATGCACGCATGAGTCCGAGCAACTCAAAATATGTTAATTTCAACTACAATTCCCGTGGTGCGATTATCTTAGACGATTAAAAAAACAAAGGAGTAAACAACATGACATATTTAATTATCGCAGTTGCAGTTTTAGCGTTAGCTGAAATCATCACATTGACATTGTTCGGTAAACGAGCACGTAAGAAAGAAGAAGTGGTTAAGCCAAATTATTCTGGCTGGGAAGCGAGCGCAATTGCGTACAATCGTGCGCACGGTTTACCAGATGACGCAATTTAAGAGGTGAGTCAATAATGTACACATACGAATACCGTTGCTTGGATTGTGGCGAGCGTTGGGAAATTATCGATAGCTATCCACCGCTTGAATGTCCATGCTGCGAGAGCGAACAGATTTATCAATTATGGAAAGTGAGGGCATACGATTGAGAATATATGTTAATAAACGCAAAGAATTGATTTTAGCACCAGAATATTTTGAAAAATACGGTGGTGTCAGTAACGAAACCATGCAAATTAAAGACGGTGAATTTACCAAGGAAATCGAAAAAGAAGTCAACGAAGCTATGCAAGAGATTATTGAGCGTTGGCAACCTAAAATTAAAGATTTACCGCTTGAAGCACTATTTGCTGAAAGGCAACGACAAGTTAAAAACTTTAGCGATTTTGAAACGGTGTTAACAGAATTGGTAGAGGAGGAATATGGTAAATGAAACTTACTAACGCAAGCAATATCGAACTTACTAGGAACTGGCGTATTCTGATTTACGGAAAACCTGGTCTCGGTAAGACGACATTAATTAAACAATTAAAAGGTAAAACGATAGTATTATCGCTCGATAACTCGCAACGTGTTTTAGCAGGTAGCGAAAACGTTGATGTCGTAGAGTTTGATAGAGAACATCCAACGGAGTGCATGACTAACTTTTTGAAAGAAATTGATGAAATTCTTTCAGAATATGACAATTTAGTCATTGATAATATTTCAAGCTTTCAGTCAGACTGGTTCATCGAACAAGGACGAAAGTCAAAAAATGGTATCAGCAACGAATTGCAACATTATTCGCAATGGACGAACTATTTCTTGCGAGTGTTAACAGCAATTTACAGCAAGCCAGTTAACATTTATGTGACGGCTTGGGAGGATACGCACGATTTAAATTTGGAAACAGGACAAATTATCACGCAGTATGTTCCGCAAATCAGAAATAGTGTTTTAAGTCAGTTATTAGGACTTACAGACGTTGTCGGACGAATCATTGTCAATGAAAAAACGGGCGGTCGTGGGGTCGTTTTAGAGGGGTCTGAAGGCACTTATGCTAAGAACCGTTTAGATAAACGCACAGTCTGCTCTATTGAGGAAGTGTTTGAGTTTGAAACTTAGAGATTATCAAGAAGAACTTGTCAACGGTATCAAACGATCAATGCTTGACGGTAATCATTCAATTATCGTCCAAAGCCCACCACGCTCGGGAAAAACAGTAGTAATGGCGCATATTGCTAAAGGTGCAACTGATAAAAATAATCAAGTATTATTTTTCAGCCACCGAAAAGAAATCAATGAGCAGGTTTATAAGACGTTTGAAAGTAACAATGTCAACATGGATTTAGTAACTATTGGTGGTGTTCAGTCGCTAGTTAGGAAGCTAGATAAGCTTGATGAGCCGACAATTATATTGATTGACGAAGCTCATCATAGTAAAGCAAGTAGTTACAAGAAAATTATTGATTACTTTCCAAACGCTTATAAGTTACTGTTTACTGGTACACCAGTTCGTTTAGACGGTTCGGGTTTTGACGATATAGCCGAAGATATTATTTTAGGTAAATCCGTTAAATGGTTACAAGAGCACGGACGAATTGCACCGTTTAAGTATTATGCACCGCTAATGATTGATGTTGCCGGTCTTAAAAAACGAGCCGGAGAATTTACAAAGCAATCAGTTGATGAAACCATGAAAACGATTATCTATGGTGATGTTATCAAACATTATGAGAAGTTAGCCAAAGGCAAACAAGCTATTGTTTACACGCACAGCGTAGAAGCTTCTGAGAACGCCTCTAAAGCGTTTAATAAAGCTGGCTATAATTCTATGGCGGTTAGCGGTAAAACACCAAAAGAAGAACGTGAGACGGCAATGCGAGCGTTTAGAAACGGTGATTTAAAAATCATGGTGAATTGTGAATTATTCACCGAAGGCATTGACCTTCCGAATGTTGATGTTTGCATCATGTTAAGACCGACGCAATCATTATCGCTTTACTTGCAATTTGCTATGCGAGCGTTAAATCCTCGCGAGGGCAAAACAGCAATCATTATCGACCACGTCGGAAACGTTGAACGCTTTGGCTTGCCTAACCAAGACCGTGAATGGTCGTTGCAAGGTGTGGTTAAGAAAAAGCAAACCGCAAAAATTGGCGAGCCAACTGTTCGAGTATGTGAAAAGTGTTTTGCAACATACTGGTCGAGCACTCGTACGTGCCCCGAATGTGGACACGAAAGTCCCCCAACCAAAAAAGAAATAGAAATTATGCGAGAAGCTGAACTCACTGAAATTAACGAATTAAAACAGCAAAAAATAAAAAAACGTGTTCAGACTTATGTTTCGCCAGATATGTGTCGAAATATGGATGAACTTAAGGAATACCGAAACCAGCACGGCTATAAGAACGGCTGGGTCTGGTACATGGCTAAAAAAATAGGAATTTTGAGGTAAAAAAACATGTCAGTATTTGAAATTGATTATTCACAAGCACAAGAATTCGCAAAAGTAACAGACGGAACATACGAGGTTTTGATTGATAAAGCAGTTCAAAACGCAAGCAAAGGTGGAACAGACTTCTTAGACATCCAACTTCGTATCCGAAAAGATTTTCAGCAGGAATTTCAAAACAATATCATTTTCCACAAAATTTGGATCAACAAACAAACTAACAAATACCCTGCTGGAATGGTTCAAAATTTAGCAAAACAAGCAGGCATTCCAGATGGAGCTAAATTTAATAGTCTTGACGATTACTTGAATATGCTTGTCGGCAAACCACTTAAAGTGACTGTCAAGAACGAAACATCTGAATACAATGGCAAAACATACGAAAACTTAAATGTTAAAGCAATTGAAAAATCAGAACTTTCAGGTATGCAAGTGCCAGAAATCAACGAACCAGACCTTCCGTTCTAATTATGCAAATGGTGGATTATGCACTTCACTATCAGCGTAATGGATTTTCAGTCATTCCTATCTCACCAGATAGCAAGAAACCGCTTGTTAGCTTTGCAGATAAGCCACCAGCCGATGAAATTATAATTAGGCGTTGGTGGAGAGACTATCCAGACGCTAACATAGCCGTCCGAACCGATTCATTCTTCGTCATTGATGTTGATATGCACGGTGATGTCAATGGTTTGGATAATTTAAGACGTTGGGAACACGCAAGGTTGATACCTAAAACCTTGCAGGCAACCACACCGAGCGGTGGACGCCACATATTCCTAAAAAAACGTAATGACATTAGTATTTCTCAAAATATTGGTTTCATCGACGGTGTCGATTTAAAAGCGCACGTTAACAACTATGTGTTAGTCGCTCCGTCAAATACCTCTAACGGGCAATATAAATGGGATATGGTTCACTCGCCAGAAAACGGCGAAATGGCTGAAGCTCCTTACGAATTAGTGAAAGTTTTGAAAGATTTAAAACCTGATATGCCGTCGTATGACTTTTCGAGTTTTGCGGATAATGGCTATCAAGGAAGTAACAAGACAACTAAATTGTTCGAACAAATTATTTTTGGTTTTGGCGACAATGGCGGACGTAATAATGCACTTGCTGAATTTGTTGGCGGTTTACTGCTAAGGAATGTTGATATACAAGCTACTTATGAATTGGCTAAAATGGCTAATAACAACACGACAGAACCGCTACCAGAAAATGAATTTGAACGAACATTTAAGAGCATGTTAGATAAGGAGTTGAGAAGACGTGGTGATTGATTTTGACTACTACCGCGAGAAGTTTAAAGAAGTTGAAAGCGACGGTTTTAAACCGAGCAAACCGACGAATTGGAAAGCGTTAAAAAATAAATGCGTTGCTTATCGAAACGAGTGGTTGGAAAACGCCAACGCTCCAGAAACCGACAAGGATAAATGGAAAATCAAGAGCCTAAGCGAGCTAGCAGTTGCGCAAGGAGTTGATAAACTCTGTCACGTCGTTACGTTGCCAAATGGCCGAGTGGCCATTTATGACCCCGATAAAGGTTACTACCACAAAGACCCTAAATTCGCTTATAAAATTATTCATCTCTTACAGCCAACGTTCAACGAAACTAAATGTCGTAATGTGCTATTCATGTTAGCAAGTATTGACCGCGAGTATGAATATCAGTCTATGTACTGCGATTTTGAACCAGAATACAGAGACGTCAGACGGTTCATTCTTGTTAAAAACGGCATCTACGACAGACAAAAACGCAAATTGCTACCATTCGATTATAAATTTATTAATTTCAGCACCATTGAAACCAAGCTTGTTCCAGATGCCCCGCTTCCTGTCATTGACGGTTGGGACGTGGAGTCGTGGCTCTTGGATTTAATGAGTGGCGATGAAGGCCTTGTAAATCTGCTGTGGCAGGTGATTTCAGCGTCATTAAACGGCAATTACAGTTATCGAAAATCTATTTGGCTGGTTGGCAACGGTAATGACGGTAAAGGAACATATCAACAGTTGATTACTAATCTAATCGGCAACAATAATGTCGCACCTTTAAAACTGAACCAGTTTGCAGAGCGGTTTGGTTTAGCGATTATCGAAGGTAAAACAGTGATTATCGGTGATGATGTTCAGGCAGGTATTTATGTTGATGAATCGTCAAATTTTAATAGTGTGGTGACTGGCGAACCTGTTTCTGTTGAAAAGAAAGGTGAAAATCCTTACATGGCTGTGTTCAAAAAAACAGTTATCCAGTCTACTAATGGCATGCCGTCTTTTAAAAATAAATCAAATGGTACGTACAGACGTATTATTATCATCCCATTTTTAAAGACGTTTAGTGCCAAAGATGACAACTGGTCGATTAAAGATGATTACATTAAACGTCCAGAAGTACTTGAATACGTTCTTTGGAAAACTATTAACCTTGATTTTGATAGATTTAGCGAGACGAAAGAAACTGAAGAGCAAATGAAAGTGTTTAAAAAAGATAACAATACCGTTCTTGCTTTCGTTGAAGAGTGGTTTGATAATTTTGAATCTACAGCACTGCCAACACGCTTCTTGTGGTGGCTATACAAAGAATGGTGCAAAGAAAACGGCTATACAGCATTAAAGAAAACAACGTTTGAAAAAGAGTTAGCAAGTAATATTTCTGATGGGTGGGTTTTGAAGAGTTCTCGGGTAAAAGGCAAATTCTTTCCAGACGAAGATGCACCGACATATTATAGTACTTTCCCATGGAACAACGACAAAGACCCTCAAAAAGTTTTTAAATGTTACTGCAAAGGATGATGTTACTGGTTTGTTACCCGTACCAGTAACAACGAAAACCCTTGGTACATAAGGGATTTCACTACCATTGTTACTTGTAACCTTTATTTTCTAATATTAATAAAAAATAAAATAAATAATATATATATATATAGAGAGAGAAGGCAAAAATGCCGTTACAGGTAACAAAAGGGTCTGAAAACGTTGATGTTATGCGGTATGTGGCTGTTACCCGTACCAGTAACAAAAGCAGTAACAAAAAAATAAATGAGGTGGTTTATGACAACAGAATCTTTAATTCAAAGTAAAATACGTGTGACTTTATCGCAAGCAGGACACAAAGTGTTTCGAGCGAATGTTGGTAAAGTCAAAACAGCAGACGGGCGTTTCTTTGATACTGGTTTGCCAAAAGGTTTTTCAGACTTGTTTGGTTTTCGAAAAGATGGACAAATATTTTTCATCGAAGTAAAAAACGAAACGGGTCGTGTGAGACCTGAGCAAAAACAGTTCTTAGAGACAATGAGAAGTTTCGGGGCGCTAGCGGGAGTGGCTAGAAGTCCAGAAGAAGCATTGGAGATTGTAAATGGGCACAATAAACACAAATAAATCAGCAGCTAAACACTGCGTCATATTTTGCAGACATCAAAATGAGACACCGTTTGATGTGTTGGAAAAGTTCATTGAATGGACGAAAGAGAAAAATATTAAAAGCTATATTGAGATTAGCAAGATGTTATATACAACACCGCAAGAAGCGAACCGATTGCTAAATCTTGCTGTTTTACCAGATGACAGAGTAGAAAAACGAATGAAAGAGGTAATGCATGAAAGTAAACGTATTTAAATTTACCGATACTAAGACGGGCAAGACGTATACAGGCTCGATTGAAGATTATTACAGCTATTTAAATATTACGAAAGCAGCGTTGCAAAGTCGTATATACAGTAAACGAGTAACCCGAAAATGGTTAGGCTATAAAGATAATGGCAAAGGACGAGTGCGTTTAACGACTTACACAGATGTTAAAACTGGTAAATCTGTTTTTGGAACGAAGATGGATGCACAGAGATTTTTCGGCATGACGTGGCGAACACTCGACATTAATATTCAAAGTGGTTTGATAGCGACTGAAGCTAGTGTCGAGACGAAAGAAACTGAACCGAAAGTTAAAAGGATTCATAAGAAGTCTGATAGCAAGACGAAACGTGCGTTAAATAAATACTATTTAGAGCGTGCGATTGCGTTGGGAATATAATCGATTTTAAGGTCTGTAACGTGCTATTTTATCGAGAAAATGAAACATGAAATATTTTCTTGATAAATTATAAGGCTGATAATTTGAAATTGAAAAAATGCAGTATTAATAGGTGAAAAAAAGGAGAAAAAAGATATGGCATATTTACCAGAAGAAAGAGAGACAATTATTAGATATGATGAGCTAGAAAATAGCTGGTGTCTAGAAAGTAATGTGAGACGACATATCACCAAAATTTTGAAAACAGAAGAAGCGTTCGAATCTGTTGATAAAGAGTTGGAGAACGATAGAGTAGTTTCAGTCCGTGCTAAATTATCAAATTTAGATGATTATTCTGTTAGTCCATTTGTTCGAAAACGAAGAAAATTGAGCGATGAAGAAAAAGAAGCGCTTAAAATGCGTTTTAAATAAAATAACGTCCAGAAAATAGGACGAAAACAGAACTCAAAACTGTTTTAGGTATAATTCTAACCCAAACATAGAAAGGTGTAAAAAATGCTAGGAATTAAGTTAGTAGATGTAGATACGTCAGAAGCGCAAGAAGAGCAAACGGGAACG